ATACAATCTTAACTAATTACCCTGAGTTATATCTTTATGGTGCATTAGCAGAATCTTCTCCTTTCTTAATGCAAGATGAACGATTAAACACATGGGCAGGTTTATATAAAGAGGCTTTAGCCAACGCAAATTTATCTTCACAAAAAGGATCAATAACATCTTCTCCAATGCAGATGTCAGCAACAGGAATAATTTAACATGATAAAGTTCGGACAATTACAATCTGATCTTCCTGCTTATCAAAATTCAGGTGCTTTAAAAGTTGATAATGTTATACCTCTTAAAGAAGGGTACAAATCATTACCAGGATTTCAGGCTTTAAGTAGTCAAGGTTTAACAGGTGGTGCAGTAGGTTTATTTTCTTCTTTTCAAGCAACTGGTGTAACTAACTATGGTGGTGATGCAACAAAATTGTATCAAATGAATAGTTCACAAGTTTTTATAGATAAATCTAAATCAGGTGGGTACAATAATAGTACAACATCTAATGCTAGAGATTTTTGGAACTTTACACAGTTTGGCACAAATATTATTGCTACTAACCATGCAGATAATATTCAAAAGTTTAATCAAGGAACAGACTCAGCATTTTCAGATCTAGTTTTTTTAAAAGCAAAATACATTACAGTTATAAATAACTTTGTTGTTTCTGGTTACACTACAGAGTCAGGTACAGAATACAACCAACGAGTAAAATGGTCAGGACTAAATGACAGTTCAACATGGACTCCAAGCCAAGCTACACAATCTGGTTTTCAAGATATAGTTGGTGAACATGGAAACCTTGTAGGCATAGTAGGTGGAGAAAATTCAGGAATAATATTTTTTGAAAAAGCTATCTATCGTATGTCATATGTTGGAACGCCATTAATTTTTAGGTTTGATAAAATTTCAGACAATATAGGGGCATTTTGTGACAAGAGCATAGTATCTTTTGGTAGTATGATTTTCTTCTTAGCCCAAGATGGATTTTATATGTTATCTGGTGGTCAAAAACTTGTACCAATAGGTAATGGTAAAGTTGATAATTTTTTTTATGACGATCTATCTTCTAATTTAGATGGTATATGTAGTGCAATAGATCCTAACAATAGTATTGTTGTTTGGTCTTACAGAGGATCAGATGCAACATCTACTACTACAATAAATAATAAATTAATTATTTATAACTATAGTGTAGATAAATGGTCAACAGGATCAGGATTAGATTTACAATTTATTTCTACAGCATCACAAGAAGCCTTTACCACAGTAGAAAGTTTAGATGTATTAGGTAACTTAGATAATTTACCTAAATCATTAGACTCTTATTTTTATGGAGAAGGTATTGTTGGTTTAGCAGGATTTAATTCAGAAAATAAATTTGGAAAGTTTATTGCTACTTCTTTGTCAGCTACAGTTGATACTACAGAGTTTGAAGGAGTAGAAGGCAGAAGATCATCTATCATTAATGTTAGACCGATTGTAGATAGTGAAGAAGATAGTGCTACTGTTACAGTAACACCTATTACAAGAGCATCACAATTAGATAACATTTCTGTAGGAACAGCAGTTTCTACGCAAGATAGTGGAGATTGTCCTGTACGATCTAACTCACGATACCACCGAATACGAGTATCAGTAACAGGCAACTTTAAAACAATGAGTGGCGTAGATATAGAGGCAAGACCTGAAGGTAAAAGATAATGGCTGAAAATCAGTTTCCTGTCGTACCTATATCCATACCAGATCATAGTTTACATTTACAATTAGTATCTAATGCTTTGAATAATACTATTAATGGTAAATTAAATAGTACAGGCTCAGTAACATTACGAGCAAGTCAAACAACAACAACACTTACCGATGAAAGAATTGGTGGTAACTCAGTAATTCTGTTTATGCCAACAACTGCAAATGCTAACTCTACAAAATCAAGTTTGTATGTATCTGCAAGAGCAGACAAAACAGCAACATTAACTCATGCAAGTTCTGGTAATACAGATCAAACATTTGGGTATGTGGTTGTAGGGTGATTACGCAAGTACCTAAAGAAGATTTACATTTAATTTGGAATGAAGTTGAGCCTCTTATAAAAAAGGCTTTAGACGATACTTATTCAGCTAGAGATATTTTAGATGGGTTAGTAAAAAACTCTTTTCAACTTTTTATTAGTTGGGAAAATAAAGTAGAGAGTGCTGTTATTACAGAGGTAGTACAGTATCCTCAAAAAAAGATTTGTCGTTATTTCCTAGCAGGAGGTAACAATATGGATAATTGGTTAGAGCCAATTCAACAAACAATAGAAAAGTTTGCTAAGTACAATAATTGTGACGCTGTAGAAGTTGCAGGTCGCAAGGGTTGGGCAAAGAAATTAAAAGGATATGAACAAAAAGTATATTTATTTAGTAAGGAATTATCATGAGTAAAGGTAGTAATCCAAGTAGTATAACAACTACATCATCACAAGAACCATCAGATTTTATTAGACCTTATTTTCAACAGGCAGTAGATTCAGCACAAGATTTATACGAAGGAAGTACGCCTAATTTTTTTCCTAATGCAACCTATACTGATTTTGCTCCTGAAACATCAACAGCTTTAAATCTTACATCAGCAAGAGCATTAGCAGGTAATCCTTTACTTAACCAATCACAAACTGAAGCATCAAACATACTATCAGGTAATTATCTTAACCCATCAACTAATCCTTACTCCAAAGCCTTATACGATCAAATGGCAGGTGATGTAATATCAGATGTTAATTCTCAATTTACAAGTGCAGGTAGATTTGGTTCAGGTGCTAATCAAGAAATATTAACCCAAGAATTAGGACAACTAGCTAATCAAGTTTATGGCGATCAATATAATCGTGAGAGAGATATTATGGCTAACACAATGGCTACTGCTCCTGGACTTGGTGAAATGGATTATAATGATATTGCTAGACTTCAAGGTGTAGGTGTAGAAAAAGAAAGTTTAGAACAAGCTAAACTACAAGATGCAATAGCTAGATATGATTACGAACAACAAAAACCATATATAAAATTAAATCAATATTTAGGTTCATTAGGTGCAAGTGTACCATCTAACACAATAGAAACTTCACCTGTATTTAGAAACACAGGAGCAGGGTTACTTAAAGGTGCAGGAACAGGACTTAACATAGCAGGGCAACTTGGTGTTAATCCTCTTTATGGTGCAATCGGTGGTGGCTTACTTGGAGGGTTTGCATAATGGCACAATTTTCAATGAATAATTTACCAATTAACCCTTTTACAAATAAACCTATACCTATGGGTGTAAACAGTAGAGCATTTGTTGGAGGAAGATCTCTTTTAGACAATGTTTATGGAGCAAGTAATAATCCTTCTATTCAAGCTAATCCTCCTAGTAGATTTAGAACTGATATGATGAGTGGTTATAAAACATCACCAAATTCAAGTTTTGGTGTTAGAAGAAATCCAACTAGATCAAGTGGTGCATTTGTAGATCCTAATATTAATGATCCATTGTTAAGAAATTTTCCTGAACAAAGAGAAACAATAAATAACATATATTCTAAAATACCAAAAGATCAGAGAAAATATGTAAAAGTACAAGATGGTCAAGTTTTTTTTGATTTGCCTGAAGAATTAGAAATGGGTACTCAAGATCAAACAGAAAAAGTACCTAGTAATATTCCACAATTTAATACTGAAGAAGAATATTTAAAAGCATCTGGTTTGTTAAATCAACAAGGTAATAAAACAGAAAAAAAAGGTTTACTTAATTTGCCTAATGAAGAAAAACCAAAACAAGGATTTCAAGGTCTTTTAGACAAGGCTGTTCAATTTGCTACTTCAGATTTTGGTAGAGATTTCTTTATGAATATTGATGATGATTATTCAACAACACCTAAATCTTTTTTATCAAGAATTAGTAATGGATATAATGTTGCTAAAGCTAATGAAAGAGAAAGAGAAAAATTAGACATTGAAAGAACTAAAGCTAATAAATTGGGTGGAGATCAAAACTTTGCTTACATTGTAACAGATCCAAATACAGGTAATAAATATAACGCCTTTGTAGATAGAAAAAATGGTCGTGTATTAGTTAATGTTGATGGTGAGAAAAAAGCATGGTCACCTGGTATGTTTGGTGGTGAAGTACCTGCTGAAATTTCAACAGTAAGTAATTTAGGAAAATCAGATCTTACAGGAAATGTATTTATAAAAGAAAAAAGAGAATTAACTACTTTTGAAGAAGATTTAACTAAACTTACTAAGTTTATGGAAAATGTAGATAATGGCCCTGTAGGTATGGAAAAATTAGCTACACAATTTAGTTCTTATTTAAATACAATATTAGGTAAAAATGATTTAACACCACAAGAATTAAGACAAAAAGTTCTTGAAGGAGATTTTCAGGCTTTAATTGGTGCTAATAGAATTGAAGTTGTTGGTGGTGGTGTCATGACAGAACAAGATGCTATAAGAATTATTAAAGCATTAGGTGGTGATCCTGCTGATATTAGTACAAATCCTGAAGCAGTTATTACAGAAATGTCAAAAATATTTGCACAAAAATATAATACTTATAAAGATGCTTTAGAAACTTATAATATTAATGTTACAAGTGGTGGCTTTGGTGCATATCCTAAAAAAGAATTAATTGAATTTAATGATAATTTTTTAAATATATTAAGTCCAGACCAAGCACTAAGATTAGATTTAACACAAATACCTGATTTTTCTAAAACTCAATTACTTAGATTATTAGATCTTAACTTAAATAGTGATGGTGAAGTTATTGATGATGCTTTTACTGACATTCAAAAAGAACAAATTATAGCATTAGCTAAAACATTTAATTTAGAATTAGATTTTGATGAGGAAGTAGAATGAGTAGTTTAGATGATATTAAAAATGCTTTACAAAATGAAGTAAATAAAAACAAGCCAAAGAAAAAAGAAAAAGTAAGTTACACGCAAGGCTTGATGAAATCAGCTATTGGTCAAGGATTAATGTTTGGTTATGGTGATGAAGCTAGAGCAAAAGTTCAATCATTAATAAAAGGAACTAAATATGAAGATGAAGTAAAAAAAGAAAGAGAACAACTAGCCTCATTTAGAGAAAGCAATCCAATCTCTGCTTATGGTTCAGAAATTGCAGGTGCAGTTTTACCTTCTATAGCTACAGGTGGTGCAAGTTTATTAGCTAGAGCAGGAATTAAAGGTGCAGGAAAAGTAGGTGCTTTACAAGGAGCAGTTTATGGATCAGGTGTTGGAGAAGATGCAGAAAGCAGATTAAAAGGTGCTGTAGGTGGTGCAGTTATTGGAGGCACAGTTGGAAAAGTTGCAGGTGCAATATTACCAAAAACAACTGAACTTGCTAGAAAAATGTTAAACAAAGGTATTCGTATAACAGCAGGTCAAGGAGTAAAAGGAAGTGGATCATTAGGAAACTTAGCGTATGGATTAGAGGCTTCTTCAACATCTATTCCTGGTGTTGGTTCAGCAATTTCAATGGCAAAAACTCAATCTATTTCAGACTTTAACAAATACGCTATGTTAGAAGCTATAGAACCAATATTAAATAATAATTCAAGAAAAATAATTCAGAATAGATTAAAAAACTTAAATGGAAATGAAGCATTTGATGTTGTTGATGATTTTGTAAGTAAAGAATATTCAAAAGTCTTACCTAAATTAAAAGTAAAAGGATTAAAATTATTAGACCTACAAGACGATTTAATGAATGTTGTTAATAAGGCTGATATTGATGCAAAAGCTAAAGATCTTATATTTAATAAATTACAAAGAGATTTTTTAAGTAAAACTGAAATAAGTAAAACTGGAGTTAAATTTATTTCTGGTAAAAATTTAAAAAAATTAGAAGAAACTTTAACTGCTGATATGAATAACTTTATGCGTAAAGGTGGTTTTGACACTTACATAGGTTTTGCTTTTAACGATTTAAGAAAAACTTTAAGAAAAAGTATTCAATTAAATAATCCTAAATCAAATTTACAAAAAATTAATTTAGCATTTGCACAATTAAACCCAATAGGAGAAGCTGTTTCAAGTGCCAATAAAACACAAGGTATATTTTCTACAGCACAATTTCTTAATGCAATAAAAAAAGTAGATAAATCAATTAGAAAAAAAGTTACTAAAACAGGTAAAAATCTTATGCTTGGTTTGGCAAGAGAAGGTGATGAAATGTTTGGTGATTTTGTTCCTGATAGTGGTACTGCATCAAGACTTATTGCAGGTCAATCAGCTACAAGTCTTGGAACAGCACTTAGATATGTTCTACCTACTATTGGCTCACAACTACTTTATGGATTAGGCAGAGGGGCAACCAGAGGATTATTAAACACACCTTCGCTTGTTTCTAAAGGAGCAGGGAGAGTAGCTTCAGGATTATTAGGAGAACAGGCTTTTAATGTACCTCAACAAACAGCACAAAATATAGGTGAATCAGGTGGACTCATCAACAAGTTTAGATAAAAATTATAGGAAGAAACAATGACAGTATCAAATTATAAAACCACAGCATCACAAAATACAGCTATCAATGGTGTAAATATTTCTGAGGGCATGAGTCCATCAGATGTTAATAATGCTATTAGACAAGAGTTAAAAGATGTTCGTGATTTTGCTAATGACAAAGAATGGTTTTTACTAGGTTCAGGAACATCAACAGTTACTTACACTAGAGCTTCCTCAACTAGCGTAACTATCAATGCTGATGTAACTACAGCTTACCATGTAGGGCGTAGAATAAAAATCACAGGTACTAACACAGGAACAATCTACGGAAAGATTGCAACCTCATCTTACTCCTCGCCTAATACTACTGTTTCTTTTACTTTTGATAGTGGAACAATAAATGCCTCTGACTCAACTGTATCAGTATTTGTAGGTTCAACTTATACTAATCCTGCTATTCCTGTTGTTGATGAAGATAACATGGCTAGTAACTCAGCAGTTCTTCCTCCTTCACAGCAATCAGTTAAGGCTTATGTTGATGGTGGAACAGCAACTATAACTGGTAAAACTATTAATCTTGCTAATAATACTCTCACAGGTACTACAGCACAATTTAACACAGCATTAAGTGATAATGATTTTACAACTCTTGCAGGTTCAGAAACTTTAACAAATAAAACTTTAACCTCTCCTGTTTTAAACACAGCAATTAGTGGTACAGCATTTAAAGATGAAGATAATATGTCTAGTGATAGTGCTACTGCTGTTGCTTCTCAACAAAGTATAAAAGCATATGTGGATAATCAAGTAGGTTTAAGCGACCTTGATTACGCAGGTGATAGTGGAACAGGTGCAGTAGATTTAGACTCACAAACATTTACTTTAGCAGGTGGTGAAGGAATAGATACCACAGCTTCAGGACAAACTTTAACAATAGCAGGTGAAGATGCTACAACAAGTAATAAAGGTATTGCTAGTTTCAACTCTGATAATTTCGCTGTATCTTCTGGTGCAGTAACTATTAAAGATGGTGGAGTAGCTAATGCAGAACTTGTTAATTCAACAGTTAATTATGGTGGAGTAAGTTTATCTTTAGGTGGATCAGATACTACTCCTGCTTTTAATTTAGCAGATGCAACAGGTTATTTAAGTTCAAATTTATCTGGTAACATAGCAGATTCACAATTAGGATCAAATATTACTGTAACAAAACTTGCTGATGGAAGTGTTACAAATTCTGAATTTCAATTCATAAATACTTTATCTTCTAACGCACAAGATCAAATTACAGCACGATTAGTAAAGGCTTCTAACTTATCTGATGTTGCATCAGCTTCTACTTCAAGAACAAATCTTGGTCTTGGCACAATATCAACACAGGCTAGTAATTCAGTTTCTATAACTGGTGGCTCTATAAGTGGTTTATCTTTACCAACAGCAGACACCGAAGCAAGTTCCAAATTGTATGTAGATAATGCAATCGCAGGAATGAGAACAAGAATTATTACTAAAGTTGCTACAACAGGTAATGTTAATTTAACTAATGGTTTAGAAAATGGAGATACTATTGATGGTATTTCACTTTCTACTGGCGATAAAATTTTAGTTAAATCACAAACAGACGCAACAGAGAATGGTATTTATATTTGTCCTAACTCTGGTACTGCATCAAGAGATACAAATTATGACACAGTAGAAGAACTCGCAGGTCAAATG